CAGCCAAATGTCTCGCCAATCCCGATAAACGATGAAACTGAATATTACCAACAGAGTTACTCGGACCTGTATGACCTCATAGATATGCTCAAGTCGAGTAAGGCTAGATGCATTATGAGGCTCTACGCAAAAGGCAATACGTTGAGCAAAATTGCAACCATCGTTGACCTATCCGAAAAGCAGGTAAGTAACCAAATATATCTTAGCAAGGTGGCCATGAAGAAGTTTGCTAGGTATACTAAGTTTAAATGAATCTGACTGGAGAGCAGTTAGAAATCGTTAAGGCGATCCAGTCGGGCTTTGAGAGAGTCCTGCGTGTGTCTGGTCCTGCTGGCTCAGGCAAAAGCGTTGTAGTTCGTGAACTATATAAATCATCGAGCAAGATTGTTTATTGTGCCCCTACCGGACTGGCGGCGTCCCTAGTTGGCGGTCAGACAGTCCACAAAACATTTGGAATGCCATCGCAATATCCTCTAGACCCAAACCTGAAAGCCACAAAACTGCGGCAGTCAGACGTCTCTACTAGGTATTTCGGAGGAAAGCGATCTGCTCCCTTAGTCGAAGCCGAGTGGATTGTCATCGACGAATGCTCAATGCTCAGAGCAGACCAGCTAGATTTCATAAACAGTGCCTTACAGCACTCTAGACGCTCTACAAAGGCTTTTGGCGGGGCCGGAATACTTCTCGTCGGGGACGATGGCCAACTGCCTCCTGTAAGCTCACACAAGGACTCTGAGGCACTTGAGTTGTGGGGCTACAAGTTTCCATTCGGGATATCCGAGGCTAGGTGCCTCAAGGGCGTTAAAACCTACCGATTAACTAGGATTTTCCGCCAACAATCCAGAGCCGAGGGAGAGCTATTCTCTAGAATCCGAACAGGCCAGCAATCTAACCTGGATTTGCGTATTCTGAATCGATGTGTTGGGCGACCTTTACCTGGCAGCATCACGCTAACTCCCTATCGAGCCATAGCCAAGCGAGTGAACCTACGCGAACTAGCAAAGCTCAACGGCCAGGAGATTGAGTTCACTACCGAGTCTAATCAATGGCAGGGCGAAGATCCCGTGCAGCCACTAATGCTTCGCAGGGGGGCTAGAGTTGTTGTTAAGGCGAACGGATCGTGGAAGGCCGAAGGTGACTACCAAAATTGCGTTAATGGCGATCAGGGGACATTCTATGGAGTAGATCGCTACGGAAGAATGCTGATCGATGTAGACGGCAAGGGCATGATAAATCTTCCGAAAAAGGTTTGGACTCAGCATAAATGGACAATAGGTAGAAATTCCGAATTAGAGCAGGTAAAGTCTGGAGAGTTCAAAGCGTTTCCTGTTGTCCTCGGGTGGGCTATGACGATACATAGTTCGCAGGGATCTACTCTAAAAAAAGTTTATATAGACTTGCCACCAACCAAACCATTCGCTACTGGTCTTCTTTACGTTGCCATCAGCCGAGTCACCAGTATGAATGGATTGAGATTGAGCAGACAAGTCAGGCACTCTGACATTCTTTCTGCCGTTCATGGAGAGATCCAGGGCGATCAGGAGGAACTATCTATAACATAATAAACCTAAAACACATGAATAGCAAAATATATCATCAAGGATATAAAGATTATCACCAGGGCAATAAATGCCCATACGCAATAGGGAGTCTTAAGGGTAACGAGTGGGAGGCCGGATGGGCATCTGCTAAGGCTGATGAATCAGCGAAGTCGCTTGTAGATTCCATACATTCAGTTAAGGCAGAGATTGCCCAAGAAATCGAGGAGCTGGAAGATGAGTGATCTTGAGAAAGTCTTGAGGCGTTGGCATAACGTGCCAATGGCCTCTGAAACTGCAATTAGCGTCGCAAACGCTCTACAGGAAGTCATCGAAGGTAGCGAGGAAATCACTCCGTTCCCATTCAACTCAATTAGCATGGTTACGCCGAACGAAGTTAGGCTCATAGCTGACTCGTTTAAGAAGACCGAGGACCCAGAAATTTCCCAGACAGTGGCGGCGGATTAGCTCCTAACAGGCCCTGTGAGGCGTTTTTAAAAGCCGACCTATACCAAGGTATAAACCAAGCAAAGAGCCCCCTTCCAGAGCGGTTGGGGGCTCTCGCTTTTATCAGTGGAGACGTTCTGAAATTACTAGGAGTCTAGTGATTCCAAAGTGGCCTTAACTTCCTTGAGCGTCGCCCGTTCTTTCGGTATCTGATTGATGCGTTCGTTAAGATCGCGAATTTCTTTTGTCACTTCGTCTAGTCTTGCACGAGCAGTATCTAACTCCTCGTCAAGAACGACCAGATCCGCGTCAATTTTTGTGATTTTTTCAGCTATTGTCATTTGATTTTTGTTTCGGGTTCGATTTCAAGTTCGATTCCAGTTCGCCGCCCAATAACGAGCCAGCCGACAGAATCGTCAGAGTCCAAATTGTAGCAGTTGATCGTCAACACGCCATCGCTAACCGATCCACGAACGGCATCCCAGCCCGTTTCGTTTTGAACGAACACCTGAACGTCGTCATTCAAAGCCGCAAATGTTCCAGCGGTCATGCCAAACTCGCTATCTAGATCGACCTGCACCGTACCATCGACGAGCGTGGCCTTGCCGCGATAGGTCAAATCCGCTTGTGGCGACTCGATGCAAGTGTGGCGAAGATCGTGGCCGTCCCGAACCGGATGAGCGATGCGGAAGTTTTTGGAGCCGCTAACATCAAGATTGTTATCAACATCGAGCGATCCCTGAACAAGCATACCGCCGCCGCAATCAATTCCATTGATTGTTACAATCGAATCGCTTCCAGCGTAGCCGCTGACATATAGCTGGTCCGTTATTTCGGTCTGGGTTGATTTGACCTTAACTTTCGCATCAGCATTGCAATAAAGTCGAGTTTCGCCCGTTCCGCCAGTCAAATTGCCAAGATGCAAATTTCCATTCCCAGCATTGAACATTCGGCCATTTCCTGCGGCGTCAACGTCTATAACCAGCCTGTTAGTGTTGCCATTATTTTGATCCAAGATATTGATCTCACCGCCTTCTGATCCAACATCACCGAGGACTAGCGTATCTTCAATTCTTGCAGTACCATTGACCCGCAACTTATAGCCGCCTAAAGTAGTCCCGATGCCGACGTTGCCACCCGAATCAATACGCACCCGCTCCGTAACAACGCTACTAGAACCACTGGCCCAATTAGAGTTAGTGTTGAATGTTATCTGCCCAGTAGGGTATTGCCAAATTTGAGTAGCCCCTGTGGTACTATTTACTCCAAGGGATTGCCACTGAGAGCTGCCTTTTCTATAACCGTTGCCATTATATGTTATAGCATAAGAACCACCCGTGTTAATAACTCCGTAAATGTCATTAGAACCTCCTTGACCAAGTGTCAACCAAGTAGTGTTGGTAGTCCAAGCATCGGATGGTCTATCAACGACCAATGTTTCTGCAACATTGACACTGCCCGTAAACTCAGCATTGCCGCTAGTGTTAAGAGTAAAGATACGCGAACCAGAGTCAACGAACTGTAAGTTACCGGCACTATTCGTTGTGAGATCATCAGGCGACTCATATATAGACCAACCACTACCACCACCCCAAGTTATGCCTTCGTTTGGACCGGCATCATTAAACGTAAATGAATTCACTCCGGTGATGTTATTATTGTTCATGTTTAGACTTCGTGTGAAATCTATCTCCGCAGCCGCAAATGTGGCGTAAGCAGTAGCCGCACTCGCAGACCTGAAATTATGAACATCGGCGTCGTAGTAAGCATCGTTGGCTAATGAGGCATGTGACTCTCCATATAACTCAATATTAGCACCGCCCGAGTTGCCACCCTGCAAAACTACATTACCACTCGCGTTTCCACTTTTTACCAGAGGTGTGAGAACGGCCGTCGTAATTTTCCCAACTCCTACAACGTGAAGCTTATCTGATGGCGTCGAAGTACCAATGCCGACCCGACCAGAGTTGTAGTAAATATCAGACCCCGTTTGCGTCCACAGTCCAGCGACAGAATCAATCCATTGCGTACCAGTTCCGGTCGAACTTAGAACTTGGCCCGATGTGCCAACGCCGTTCGACGCGTCAAGAGTAGAGTTATTGAGATCGAGCGAGGTTGTGACGTCGAGCGTCTTGAACTCGGCGTTTCCTTGACCCGTGATGAATGCGTTTGCGGCACCCGAACTGACGTTGCCAAAATAAAGATTTGCCGGAAGAGTAGTTGTGTTGCAGTCGATCCATATTGATTCAATTGGCGAGCCTGTCCATTTTTGCCCGACGTCGCCGAATGCTGAATCGGAAGCATTGATTTGGATTCGACCGCCAGCCCATGAACTGACACCATTGCTGTCAATTTGTGTTCGCGAGAATCCGGTTCCAATGTCAACGGTTCCAGCTACCAAATCACCGCGAACAGTTACGTCATTGAATTCGGCATCGCCTGTCTCGGCGTCGATTTTGTAACCCGAAACACCAGTCACGAAGTTCTTTGACTGGCCGAGGTTCTTGTCAATGTACTCTTCGATGCCCGTCAAACCAGTCGAGTTTTCATCCCGCCAAACAGTAGCCAAAAGCACGTCAGTTGACGCAAATGTTATAGACTGCCCCGTTCCGCTATTATTGAAAACCTCATAGCCGCCAGAGGATGATTCTCTAATTGGCACAACATTCTGATGAGTGAATGTGAGAGGACTAAATCTAGTATTGGCTGCTGTATCTGTCCACATCAGGAAGACATCGCCAACTGTGCCAGACAGCGATGGACTAGCTGTCCCCTCATAAGGAGTTCCAACGTAGTTTTCTGTGATGCCAGTTGTGGTCGTTCCGTTGGGTTTGGTAAATGTTGTTCCAGCGACGAAAACCTCACCATCGTTTGCGGTTGATGCGTTTAGGTAGTTAATTTTGAAACCCAATCCGCTACCGCCCTTGGCTGGCAATGTGATCGGATTAAATCTAGGAGGCCCTAAAACATACCTCTGCAATATATGCCACTGCCTAACGACCTGTAACTCATGTATAACGCCTCTAGCGTCCATGTAGTCGATTGTGTAGGTCTTGGTTAGCTGGAAATCGCCGTAGGAATTGGGTCTACCGCGAATGCCAACCATATATTGGCCACTGCTCACACTTGATACCATTGTCCAACCGGATGGCGTTGCCGATTCAGCCGTAATCGTGAACTCGCCCGAACTCGTTGGAGTCGATGAAACATATGTTGCGGTTGCTCCTTCAACATATAGCCCGACACTCATATCATAATCCGACCAGTCAGTCGGAACGCCGCTTTGACCTACTTCTATTTGAGCTGACAGCGTTTGAGTAGAAACGTCTAGGAAGTTGGTTGCCGGAACAGCCGGAAATGGAGTGGCCTCGGTCAAAGAGCTGAATCTGCGACCGCCATCCATAGCCGCTACCCAAACGTAGTAATTCTGACCCGCCGTTAGATCGGTGATCGTTTTGGTGGTTCCGCTGGTAGAGGTCGTGGCAACCTCGCTGTATAGTTTTGTTGTTGAATTGTAAGTCGGTGGCGAATTTGTGGTTTTGACCCAGATGTGGTAGTTAAAGAAATCGAGGTCGGACAACTTGCCCTCGTCCATCTCGATTTTTAAGCCTTCAACGATTGGCGTAACTTCTGGCTTTGATCCGGTCCCAGGTCCTGTCGGAGTTGACGGAGCCGCCGATTTGCCGATGACATCGTGGTCGTGTTCGACGACCGTCCATTCGCCTTCCTTAACTGGAGTCAAAGATCTAATATCAATATCTATATATCTATTAGCATCGCTGCGACTTTCGCGAACGCCCGTAATTACTAAGGAAGTATTGTTTCTGCCGTTAACAGTAAAATACCTATACTGAGTATCTGTTGATACATTTACATACTTCCAGCGAAGCTGATAGCCAATTACGTTGACATCGGAAGCACCCGTCCACGTCACTAAGACGGTGGGCAATATAGTTCCATCACTTGAATCGATTAGTTGATCAGTCCCGCTGCTAGCCGACATTGCGGTCGGAGCCGATACAGTAAACGGATCTGGAAGAAAAGACGTTGGTGCGGGATCAACTGTAGTTTGATCGGTCGTTGCGTCGAAATCGTATGTATTACTCGCAATCTCGCGAAACTCCATATCCACCAGAAGTTCGCCATTGCCGCCGATCTTCAACTGATGCGACCATACCTGGAATGTAGTTGGAGTGCTGGCAGTTGAACTGTAGTTGTACCTAGCGAAATCCAGCTTGAAATTATCGCCGACCTGAAGCTGCATTGCTTTTGCCGTGAACGTAGCCTTGTGACTGATCTGCTGACGTGCCTTAGCTAAAGCAATTTTGAATAGACGTTGAGCCGAAGCCGGACTGTTAGTAAATAAAAGCTCTAGTTCCCTAGTAGAAACTACCCCATTATCTTCCGCAACAAATGTGGAATTAGTGAAGGAAGGAACGTCGATAACATTGTATGCATCGTCTTTGTTTACTATAACCCCTTTAATAGTGTTTACCGAGACGGTACGGTCGTCTTTGGTTGTGCCGGATATTGGACCAGCAAAATCAGATTCGTCTAAAGTTATTGTAGGAGTTATGTACCGCCCAGAACGAACAAACCATTCGCCGCCAATATATTCGACCAGACCATCAGCGGCTGTACGCATTGACCGCACAACCTCCATTGGATCTTCATCTGAATTGACTATTCCGTTTAGCTCATACCTGCTTTCGGTTCCAGTCGCATTGGCATAAAGAACTCTCCAAATTGCAGTGCCATCGGAAATGTTTGTTTCCCCGCCACTGTATGGTCCTGCTGGCTCTGATGTTCCAGTAGTTCCCGCCGTTGTACAAACCAGGATTGCTCCTTCCGTTATTAGTCTCTGAGTATGAAGAGCAACGTCCTCTGATGCAGACCAATTGTCCCATTTACTATTTACTGTTTCGTCGCTATTATTGGCAGAAGCAATTAGTTCTGTTTCATTGATTTTGCTATGACCAAGTCCGATTCTCCCATAACCGAACTCGCTTTGCAAATAGTCGGCAACGCATAAAGCCCAATTTGAGCTGTATTCCCAGGTCGTGCTATCATCTGGATCATGGGAAGCCTCTCGAGGATCATAAACCTTTCTTCCTTTTACAACTCTCTGGAACTCTGGGATGCCAGTTGGGAAAGCATTTTCATCGCCGTCCCTAAGTAGTAGCCTGATATAGGTGTATGACATTCCACTAAGCTTGTCACTGCTTCCCCAATTGCCCATAGCCGCATCTAGTGTGCTATTGACAGTTTGGCTAGGCCCGCCGTGGTGATCGGCAATCCATAGGCTACCGGAATACCTGGTTCCAGTGGCCGATCTCAATGCACCGTCACTGCTGTATGCCGAAAAGCTAACGATTTCACCATTTACATATAGATCGCCAAGCTCCTCGGTTTCATGATCACAATGCACAAGTGCCATGTGAAGATATCTATTGTCATTCCCTGTTACACCAGAATCAAAATCACTGGTGCCCATATAAACAATGGTTCCACCAACTTTGATTTCGCCGTATATGTATTGTCTGTTTGTTGTAGATCCAAGACTGTTGGCTCCGCGAACTGTTAAAGAGTTCCTGTCATTGCCTTGGCCAAACCTGTTCTTTGGAGCAAGTAGAGCAGAACCGACCATAGTCGCTCCGGCTACTATTACATGTGCAGTTACACTGGCCCAAAGTGGGATAGTTTTAGCTGCCGAAGCTAAAGCGGCTTTAGCAGCCGTCGAGCCAAATGTACTTGTTAAAAATGTTGCTACTGGTCCTGCCATATCTTAAATGCCGATGAGGCTTCTAGTGTTTTAAAAAATAAGTTTCCATTCTCACAAGGGCCAATTGAGGTTATCCCGTCTGAGTTTATAGCTAGTGAAAAGTGAAGCATTCCCTTGCCCCAATCAAAGACCATTAGATCGCCTATACGGGCTTTTTTTACTTCTATCTGATCTAAGTAAGATATTGAGCTAAGAAAAGCCGATATAGATCCGTATGGCCGTATCAATCGACATGCCTTATAAGGACTGTCTATGCATGTAAATTCTTCGCCCAAGCTTATTCCCCTGGTGTCTTTTAAAAAGTCAATTGCTTGATGACCACAATTATTCGACCAATTAAACATCAAGCTTTTATTCCCCAACGAAACTCCTTCTCAGCCAGGTCGGCAACAAAACGAAGCGATCTATCGGCTGGATCATATTGTCCAGTTCCAGGATATCTTTCTTTCTGATCCTGCTCGGTCCTTCTAGCCGAACATGGCCCAACTCCATAAGCAAAACCTTCTGTCTTAACAGATATAGAAGCAGTCTGACCATTGTCCGAAACCTCCATTACGTCGATAAGTCCTTCAAATATCTTGTAGGGAGTGCCGCTAATAGTCGTTGCATTTGACATAGTGGCAAACCAACAAGTAACTGGCCTATTCTGATATTGCTCGGTCATGGCAAGGCTTATATTTGTCGAAGGCAATCCAGAGAGAGTAAATGTTACCGCCTGTGCAGATCCATCTTGGCTTTCCGCTGGCATCTCTAGGTTTACTAGATTCCCCAAGCCTATATAATTTTCAGAATTATATGATATTGTTCCAGAACCCGTCCATAATCGCAAATCACTATCTCCAGGAGTGGTAGTATAATCGAATTCAAATTTTACAAAGAATGCTGGCTTAACCACCGTAGAAGCCAGGTTTGAACTCATGGTTGACTCTAAGTTCCGAGACATAGTTTTAAGGTTCTATTGCTTTTATTTGAACGCCTACTAGGAGACCGTTAATATCTATTGACCAGCCTACAATCGGTTCAGCAAGCCTCCAGGTAGTGGGTAGAGTGTGGCTGGTGCTGGATGGAAGTGGAGCGTATTTATACAGTTTGTTAGTTACCGAGTTTAGGTCAAACGTAAATGTTTCACTCATTCCCTCCATGTCTAACAAAAACTCTATCCAATCTTCCTTGTCGCTTAGTGAACTTACTGGTGGGAGTTGTCCGGTCCATTGAAACTTTTCCGAGCCGACCCATTCATATACCTGCAAGTCTCCCGAAAAAGGGCTGACAGTAGTAGGAGTGCTTTTAGTCCTAGTTACGTTAAACGAGCTAAACTGCGGTCCCGTATAAAGAGCATTGGATACTGGTATGGTAGGCATTATCTGATTCCCCTTCTTTTATTATCTTGCATTTTATTTACTGCTAAACCCACCGAAGCTGACACTGAAGAGGCAATCATTTGCTGCATTTCTCGCTTGTCCCCGCCATCGATAGAAAAATTGTTTACTACGTTTACGGTTCTGGCTCCCCCACCTGTCCTATGATTAGGAGTTATGGACCCACTGTTAGAAGGAACAAAAAGCTCTGGGCCACGCTCGCCCACTAGGAACGGCCTGTTCGCTGTTACCGGACCTCCGTTGAACGCTGTTTTTAATGGAGTTCCAAGACCCGGGAAAGCACCTGTTAACGCTCCAATAATTGACGTTTTTGCGATCTGCTTTAGTATAGATGCCAGAACTCCTTTGAAGTTTTCTCCTTCTACAATGGCATCAGCAATACCTTCCTTTATGTCGTCAAATGTTTGCTGCATTTGTTTGCCAAACGAAGAAACATTATTATCTAGGTCTTCAGCTTCTTGATTTACTGAAGCAAGTTCAGAAAGAATCCCCGATATTTGTTCAGCAAACTCGGCTGCTTGTTCTTTATTCAAAGCTCCTTTGAATGATTTGCGTGCCTCCTCTAGTTTTTGGTTTAATAATGTCTGCTTATATATTAATGCGTCCCTCAACTGTATGCCTTCAGCGGTGGCCAAGAGATTCTCTAGCTCAACATCATGAATCATTCTAGCTTTAGCTTGCTCAAGATCAAGCTGAAGGCTTTTTTCCCGAGCATTTTTTTGCTGCCAAGCCGTAATTTTTCTTTGAGCCAGGTCAATTTCTGCAAAATACATCGCTCTGTCGTGAGCTAAATCTTTTTCGGCTTGAGACTGTTCTTCGTTAATTTCTTTTATTAAAGAGTTTAGGCTAGATAGGGCTTTCTGATTTTCACCGATACTCTTTACAGTGTTATCCATAGCCTCGGGAGAGAAAACCCCAACCCCCTCTTGATTAGCCCGATCTTGAGCCAATTTTGCTTGTTGTTCAAGCAGCCTTAATCTGTGAGTCTCTAACGTGTTTAAGTCTCTTGCCTGTATAGCTTCTTGAAGACTTAGTTCTACATCTAGTTCAGAAAACTTTTTCCTAGCCAATAAAAAGCTTTGTTTTTTTGCATCCGCGTCTGTGGAATCTTGATCAGCCTTGGCTTTCTTCTCTGCGGCATCGGCTTCCTCTACCGAGGTTTTAGCCAAAATCTGACTAGATCTAGACATTTCTTTTAATGCCTGTTTAGCCCTGTTATTTCTTGCATCTAGAGTTGCTTGCCCACCCGTTCCAAGGTCGAACATGCGATAGAAAGTCTCAAATGGGGTCTCATCATACTTAAATGGACCAAGAATCTTTTCTAGCCTGCCTCTAATACTTTTAAGACCATCTATGTCTTTAGTGGCGAGATTACTTAGATTTTCTTGGAATTCTTCTAACGAAACATTTCCTTTAATAAACGGATCTACTATTGAATCAAATATGTCACGGCCTTGCATCATTGTAGTAAGTTCTTCAAACTTACTAGTCACGGAGGCGATTGTTTCCCCCATGAAACCTTCACTAGTTTTGCCCAGCTCTACGTTGAAATTAAAGAGAGCATCTTTAAGCTTAGTCATTCTGGATGACAAGGTGCCTATCTGCTCTGTGGCCGCACCAGCGAATTCAGTATTACCTATGTCTGTAAGATATCCGACAATGTCTTTAGAGCTGTTTTCGATATCCTTGGTCATGCCTCGGAAAGTTACACGAATAGTCGCTCCCTGGTTTCGGGCCAAAATACCGAATTCCTTTAAACGCTCAAACTCTCTTGTGTTTGCATCTGCCACGGCTTCGACGAACTGCTTAAGGCTCTTGCCCATTGCCGCAGCTGTATTTGAAAAAGAAATTAATGAATTATTCGATGCATCAAGCCCCATGTTCTTAAGGCGAACAAATCCGGTCGTGAGATCTTGCAAAGATGTCGGCAATACCTTTGCAACCTGTTGAAGTTGAGCGAACGCCCGTTCTCCCTTAAGTGCAGATCCCGTTGCAACCTTCAATTCAACTGACATTCGCTGAAATGCACTTACATCACGGAAGAAAGTTCTGGTTGCAGAACTTGCCAACTGGATAGCCTTATGAACACCAAAAAGCCCAACAGCCATTTTACCCATGTCAGCGGCTATTGATTTTCCTAACCCACGATGCTTTGAGGTTTCTTTCCTGAAATTAAAGAAAGCCTTTTGAGCGGCACTCATAGGCTTTACGGTGCCGTCTGCATTTACAACGACCTCGATATATACTGAGCTGATATCGTTTTTAGCCATGATTATTTTTTCTTAATTTGCCTCCAAAAGTGCCTTGCAAGTATTTAGAGAACGAGTCTACTCGTTCTTGGTTATTAGTTTTTTCCACTTCCTGGCCATTGAGTCGTCGCCACATGTTTACGCATGCCAGATATTCCCCGCGACTCATTGACCAGAAATCGTCAGGCCTTAAACGCAAGGCGACTACAGCAAATGCAAAATCATCTAGCAATGCTTTATCGTAATCGCCCTGCGTCATCGGAGCCCGTATTATTCTTGTTCTTTACTGGAGCCGACCAACCAAGGAACTTGATTAAGCAGGACTCCTGCGGCGTTAAATAGTTCAGGCATGGATTGCACCCCATTGGCAATTTCCTCGGGGGTTAAGTCCTTCTCAACCAGGTTAACGCAAATTAGTTTTGTGATCGCATCTAGGGAATCAAATAGCTCGTTGTTATCCTCTCCGGTTACCGAAGAAATTAACGCCATATCTCCCCCAGAACGACGAAAACGTAAAAGAGCCGCATTGCCAGCATAGACTTCGCGATTCTTTCCGTTGATTTTAACTTTAATAGTTTGCTCTTTCATGGTCGGCTAGGAGTTACTATGGGGTCAATGCGTCGTCACCAACACGCTTGATAGTAGCGGTAGCAGTGATCGCTCCATCTGATGGAAGATCAATGCTAAAACTTTTTACCAATGCATCGAAGGTATGAACATTGCTGGCCGATGGACCGCTAAGAGTAATTACAAACTCTTTTTCGGTAGAACCAACATAATCGCGAAGATACCCTTGACCAGTGTCTTCTGGATCGTAGATCAGTTCGATAGTCATATCATCACTGTCTATGAGTCCATTGACGTATACACGTCGGTTTGAAGAGTGATCCGAAACGTCGATTTCGTCGCTAGAGTCTGAAGGAACCCCGAACGAAACAACATTTGAGATAGTCTCTGCATTAGCATTACTATATAGAGAGTCATCCGATCCATGAGTATTGATCGTGATGGTTGCTCCATTTGCTGCATATTTAGCCATGTTTTTTATTGTTTAGGTTGTTGTTTTTAGAGGAGCCCTTAGCTCCAGGTTATATCTAGGGTTATTGACCCTGAAAAAATTTCATCGTTGTCCGAATAATTTGTGTTGAATGAAGACCACTTTATATAAGCGTCATATGACCCCAATGCAACTCTTTTGTTGCTTAGTCTGGTTCTGAACAACTCGGCTAGTTCATAAACTTTAGTAACAGTCGATGCGTGTACACTCACTTCGATAAGGTCTTCATGCAGAATCCCAGAGTCTGAGTGACAATCTACAGTGTTACTACTAAAAACCGTATATATTGCATACGGATCGTCTGCCGTTATGTTATGAGCTATTTCTGGAAATAGTCTAGTTCCTATTTCATCTGATATAGCAGAGTCGGCTAATATGTAAGATCTTAAATCGGTTATCATTTTGTTTTAGCCTTCTTTCTTTTGTTTAATAAAAACTTAGTTCTTTTTTTAATGGCTTTATTAATAAACGCTCTAATCCTTTGTTCAAGATCTTTAGGTTTTGCCTCTTCTTTTCTTGCCGTCCTAATCCATCCAGTACCTGCTTTGCCTGACTTGGAATACTCAATTGCGTTTATAATATTCGCTGGCCTGTGCAGTTGTGGTTTCCCATTTTTATCTTTTTTTATGAAAAACTTCCTAGATCCTACACCTACGCGAGCCGAGGAAACCCCTCTCTTTCTGCGACTTCTTTTAGTGTTTATAATTAATGCTTTCTTAAGATTTCCGGTGTCTTCCGGAGCGTTTGCGACAACGTTTTTCAGCACTGGCTTCATAGCCTCTTTTGCAGCAGCCTGATATCGTCCAAAGACCCACTTCGGGTCTCCCAACTTAAAAAGCTCCTTTTCAATCTCTATTAAAATCCTTTTAGGAACCTTTACTTCTACTTTCGCCTTAGCCACTAGTTGTTCTCCCTTTCTTTGATGTCCCGCTTGCGGATGCGTATTCCCAGCATCAAATGGTAACTTGCCAAGCATCCCGAACAGATCGACACAACGGCCCCGAGGACCGTCAGAACCTCGCTCACGCTTGTGATCGATGCGAATGATCCAATGAGTCCTAGAACTGCCGAATATACCGATCTGATGAAATGTGTTTCCATGTCATTTAACTTGTGAGCTGCCGAAGTAAAACCCAAGGATGGCGAGCATACCCTGCCGCACCTCGGGCAGAAGAACGAAGCCCTCTAGATGTTTCCAGCCATTGAGGCCAATCCCTAGAAAGCTGAGAATGCCGCCCTTCGCCTTTTCGACCGTCACCGGAATATCGAAGAAGGCCATGACAAACGGCGCGAAAATCATCGAGAATAGGATGCAAATGGCGATAAGCCGACGAATCCAAGCACCGCCAGAGCCGTCGCGTTTGGCTGCCCGATCTGCTGAGTCGTCGGCAAGCTTCTGGCGATTGATCATATTGTCTATCGCCTTTGCCTGTATAGACATTTGAGCCGAGATGAGCTTCATCACAAACCCCGTCACGCCGCCGCCTAGCATTGCTATTAATTCGCTGCTCATTGTTCATGACCTCGATATGACAATTCGCCCCAGACTGTCCCTGTATGTTCTAATCCTGACCTCGCGTTTTGATGAATCACCGTTCGATGAATCACCGTTTGGTGAAGAAAAGCTCACCTCTTTGCTCTTAATTGCTGCACCCTTCAAGGTAGTAGGAGCGACTGGAGGATATGTTTTAATACTAACGATGTTAGTCCAGTCCGATTCGCCG